GGGTTATCTTTCAGGCTAGCTGGTATAAATCGCCTGTAGAACAGCGGCTCACCAGCCTTCTCATGCCCCTCTGGAAAGACTAAGTCATCTCCAGAGTCTAAATCCTTTGCCACGAACTTCGTATTCGCTGGCGCGGGGTCTATAAACATCCGCTTCACCCAGCCGTGACCACTTCCTCCGGGGTTAGTAGTCGCCCTCATGTAGATGGGCAGGGTGGGGTCGGTAGTACGTAGTCGAGACCTCATATAATTCCACGCGAAGGGGGTGGGATACTGGGTCAGTTCGTCGAATGCTACATACGAGAACGCTTGACCTTGGTAGCGTAGAACGTCTTGATCTCTTTCCAGATACGTGAGCCACAGTTTTGCGCCTGATGGAAACGTCCACTGAGACTTTTTCTCAGCCCACTTAGCTCCTTGAAAAGCTCTAGGATATAGCTCTTGGCTTTTCCAAATAAGTTCACGTAATTCGTCATTAGTTCTACGTAGTATTAGGCCATTAAAATTAGGGTTTGAGAAGTACCGCATAGGGTCTGCGAGTAGTCCATACGACTTGCCACCTCCAGCGGCCCCGCCATATAGCACTTCTCTCTCTGAAGCCGCGAGGAACTCTGTCTGTGGTCCCTCATTAGGAGCAAATATTACTTCTTGCTTCTTCTTCTCAGATTCTATCACAGAAAAATCTAGATTGGAAGTATCTAATTGTTCTTCTGGTTGTAATCCTTCGAGGCGTTTCTTGGCAATAGTTAGTAGGCGTTTAGCGTCAGTCTGCTTGCGCTTTGCCGCCGCTAGTCTCTTCTCTTCCGTAGTCTTAGGCTTACGCTTCCTATTCTGCTTCGCCAGTTCCTTCAGGCGTTTAGAAGGTGTCGGACTGTCTGGCCCTCTACGGTCCTTCCAAATGTGTATTAGACCTTGGTGCGAAATCTTATCGCCAGTCTTAGAGGTCAGCCACTCAGCCGTCTTTCGACTGGAGTGTCCCTCTTCCAAATAGTCTAGAGCCTCTTCTACGAGTACTGCCTTCGCCTCATCTGGTACTAGGACTAGTGGGTCGTCCTCAGATGCCACGTAGGCGTATGGTATCTTCGCTGTCTTGTTGGCTCTGCTCTTATTAAGCCAGATGCTCACTCTTCACTTTTCGGTGGCAATATAAACATTGCACCGCCTGTATTTTTAACTTCTACTTGGTCCTTCTTGATCAAGCCAGTGCGGTCTAGAATCTGTGCAGCCGCCGCAATAGAGTTTCTGGCTCCCATAGCACTCGGATCGTCGAGTACGTCTACCATTCCCCATGCAGCTTTAGGCGCGTTCATAGCCATCACCATAGCCGCTCGTTCATTGATCTCTTCCTTGAGTGCGGCTACCACGACAGTGCTAGAGGTGTTGTCTGCGTAGCCAGCCACCTTCATAGCCTTCTTGATATTGCCCTTGCACTCCTCAGTCATCAGGGCATCTAGAAACAGCTTCTGCTTGTCTGTTAATTCTTTCTTCTGTTCCATAATTACCTCAAGTAAACGAATGCTAGGCCGACTGCGCCAGTGCAGATCATCCAGAATATGCGCTCCGCGAATGCGATCTTCTGACCACGGGCAATGGCCTGACGCTCCATCTCGTCTAGGCGGTCATCGACCTTCTGAATGCAGCTATCGAATTTATCCATTCGCTTGAAGAGAGTTAGCATTCGTTCTTCCATCCGCGCCATTGCGACTACTGCTTCGGATAAACGATCTAGCTTCTCTTCCATGCGACTCAGCCTATCATCGGACATTACCTATCCTTTTTTCTTCTGCTTCTTCTTAGGCCAGCCCTTTTGCATATCACTGTACGCCTTCGGACTTACTGTACTGTTCTTCTTGGAGCGGCTGGTCCCAGCCTTCTTCCGCTTGTTAATATTATTGACTAGGGACATATCTACCTACCACTTCTTACACGACCAGTATCTCGCGGTGAATTTATCCTTCGCCGTGTCGCACTTGTGTCTCGCTCGGAATGACTTTCGACGCTCTGGATTACTCTTCTTAATGCGCATCTCTGGGTCGCCAAATCTGATGATTTTCTCTTTGCCATTCTTACAAGCCTTAACGACAAATTTTTTAGGTCCATCAGGTGTTCGCTGAGGCTTGTTGCATTTCATTTTGCTCTTATCTAGGGCCATTAGAAACCTACGAAGTAATAGTATAGACCGCCACCCGCTCCACCCCAGACGACAATCACAATGAATAGCCACATGAGGATTTCTAGGAACTCTTGGCGTTCCTTCTCACGTTGCTTCTGGGCTTCCTTACGAGCGGTACGGGCCTTTGCCTGATACTCCACCCAAGCGTCATACATTCCGGGTCTACCGTAGAGGCGCATATGGGATTGGAGTTGAGCCTTTTGCTGGTTGATCTTCTCCAGTGCTAAGAACTCTTCGAAGTCCGTAGCGTCCTTACCCATCAGCTTATTCCACGGGCTTTTCTTTTTGGCTTCTGCCTTTGCCTTCAGGTCTTCTTCAGCACTTACAAAAGATGCTATAGACTTACCGACATCAGCCAACTCCCGTGAATTAGCAATCGCCTGTTTAATCACCCCGAATGCGGCATTGGCAGCGGCTAATTCCGCTAGCATTCTCGTTGCCCCTAAATTCGTTCCCCTGCTATTTCAATCGCCTTGCAAGACCCGAAGGCAAGTTTACCTTCTTGCTGCCTTGTGAACAAAAACGACTGAAGACTGACGTTGCACTCATTGGCCTCGAAGAAGCTCTCCCTGTATGCGTACAACGTACAGTCAGTAGCCATAGGACTTGTACAGACAACCGCTATGGCTACCCAAGTAATCATTTTTTCTTCTTAGCCATGCCACCATAACTGTATGATGGTTTCTTCTTCTTCATAGCCATGCCGCCGCCATACATCCTAACTTTCTTGGCGTTACCAGTGGCCTCACAGCTACCACCAGCACGGGCTGCTTTAGGTTTAGGCATATCCCTCATCGTCAAATTCCTCTTCTAATAAATCAGGTATAAATCGTTTAGGGTCTAAGGGTACTTCCACCGAGCAGTCTTCCGTTGCGAAGTATCGTCCATAGCCGTCGAACTCTTGGGCCATTGGGTTGTCGTCTAGCTCTCTCTGGGAGATGAGACCTTCTTCGAGGAGGAGTTGTCGGATACGATCAAAGGTTAATACCTGACCTGTACGCTCTTGAATTGCTGCACGAATATAGTACAGATTAAATGACATTTTTAGTTACCCCTTCATTGTAACATCTATCTACGTGTCGGGTCAAGCCCTTATTTATGTAGATAGTTAAGTATTTACGTTGACGGATAGCTATTTAATTGGTATAATGAATTGTCGGTTGAGCGGTATACTATACACTAACTGTACCTAGTACCCACTCCCTAGTAGACTACTTGGAGTAGTCTTCCCGCCTCAGTCTTCATAAACAATCCGTCTAATGTCGCCACGGGCTACACCAATGTCGTGTAGTTCCTTGTCTGTCATGTTTGCTAACTGCCAGAACGCGACTCGGCGCATTTGTGCTTTTTGAATAGATTCAATAATTTTCTTGAACATAGTTATCTCCTTAACAATATGTAGTTACATTATAACAACTAATTGTCTTTAGGAGTACTCAGGTATTGAGCATACCCGCTATGCAGTCAGGTACTCTATGGCTCGATTCAGGAAAGTAATATCGTCACAGAAGCCGCCCAAAGCCCTATTGCATCTGTGACATAGCCAACCCCTAAACTTGTCCGTGTCGTGGCAGTGGTCGATTACCCAAGGGGTATTCTTCTTACCGCCATAGTCCTTAACCTGCTCGGCATTCTGCTTGCAGATAGGACACACGTAGTCGTCTGGTGGGGCAGGGTTCTCTCTTCGTAGCCGATTGCGTACAGCCACCATCTCATTCATGCACTTCTTGCACTCAGGACGAATGAGACCGCCATTTACCTTACCGAAGGCAGACAGTGGCTTAATATCTCTGCACTTAGTACACTTCTTCGAGTGTACGTCTGCCTCGGTAGGTTTCTCCCAGCCGAATAGGTCTAGCTGGTTAGTCTTCATAGGCAGAACCAAACAAGTCAGCGACTGTGTGGTCACTGTCTTCGATAGTCTGCGCTTTTTCTCTTAGTCGATCTGCTTGCCTGTTTAGCTCTGCGGCTATGGCGTATAGCTCTTGGTAGTCTTCTTCTACGTCATCCACTATTGTAGTAATGATGTCGTAGAACTCTTTATTTACGACAGCCTTCTCAGTTTCACCTATCTCTAAGTGAGAGACCACGATCATTGTGCCGTTATCAAGGACTTGTAGGTCGTGATCTATGAAGAAGGGCAAGCCGTCAGCGAATAGTACGCCGTCCTCGCCATAATCTTCAGCCATGTAGTCTTCCGTTGCCTGTTAACGAATACTAGCTATTATATGCTAACAATCAACTAATTGCAAGTATGAATACTTTACAGAGTGGTTTTCTAATTCCACTACTCTAGATGTAGTGCCTTTACATAATATTTCTCGTAGTCCCGTACTGGGGCCATTTACAGTAGCAAAATCCCAATCTCTGGTCAGTGGTGTATACGGACCCAGTATGGGTGGGGGTGGCAGTCGCCCCGCCCCGAAGCGGGAGCAGCCTGAGATCGAGCGATATGCGCAAGCTATTGATTTTATTATGTTTTCTTTATTCCGACGACTGGATAGTTCACAGGCGCAATAGAATTAACGCAATAAAACCAGCGACTTATTAGAAATAAAATCAACAGCCTGTGGCATATTGTGCCATGCATGGATTTATGCCTGAGATATTGGCCCAGTGATCGCCTTATTTGCGCAGACAATCGGCATGACGACATCAGGAGACAAGAGCGAAGGCCGACAATGTATATGCCCACAGCCCCTGTCTCATTCTCCCAGCCGCTCACCCGATCCGATGACCCCATGCCCGCGTCCAATCGCCAACGTCACTCAGCGGCCCGCTCTGAGCCTCTGGCAGGGTGTTTATCGCGAAAGCCCCCATGCTCTGAGAGGCGATATAAG